CGATTTCAAAGGCCATATCGTAATGGCGGAAGTAACCAAGAACAGGTTTGCTCCGCCGTTCCGCAAAGCACAGTTCCCTATAGTATACCTACCTGGCCCGCATATCGACAAAGCACGCGAAGTCGCGCAGTTGGCTGTAGACTTGGCGCTGGTTCAAAAAGGCGGCTCGTGGATTACCCTGCCGGATGGCGAGACCAAAGTGCAGGGAATAGAAGCACTTGTGGCGCTACTACGCGACAATAAAGAATTGTACGACTCTCTATCTATTAGCATAGCAGGGATGGTGCAATAATGTTCGATGATAACGAAGAAGAAGAGAACGACGAGTTCTCCATCAACAATCCAAAGTGGCGCGAAGAAGAGGGTCTGTTCGATGACGTTCTTGTTCTCGAAGATGGATTTGAGATTTGCCGGTACGATGTAATGCTCGGTGTCGAAAAGATGACGCCATTCATTCGTGCTAAGTACGGACGCCTACCTAACATCAAAGACATCTTCATTTTTGCGTGTATGCTATATGGAGAATAACTACAACTACGTTCCCGGGGCAACTGGCCAGCCGCCGACACATACGCCTATGCCCACTGGCAATATACATATCGGCCATCCACTACCAGACGGCACATATTTCGAATGTGGTGGAGAAATAGATTACGCAGGCAATTGTACTAAGTGCGGCAAAGCGGTGTACTAATGGATTTCGTTTGTCTAGATGGTTCTATCACAAGCATCGACGTAAAGCCGAGCAAATATCCGACGCGCGAAGTGTCGAAGAAGCAGAGTGCCGCGCGGGAGCGCATTCTCAAAGAGTATGGCGACCAAATCATACTCGAAGAGTTCACGATACCCAAGACACGCCTGCGAATCGACTTCTTCCTGCCGCGGGCAGGCATAGCCATCGAAGTACACGGAAACCAGCACTTCGAGTTTGTCAAGCATTTTCATGGCACCAAAAAGAAGTTCCTAGAAGCAAAGCAAAACGACGCTGACAAGAAAACGTGGTGTGAACTAAACGACATACAACTAGTCGTATGGAAAGACTAACATGAACAAAGACCTAGTGATTGATGAACATATCGTGCTCGCCGGACTAGCCAGCCAACCATCCACGCTATTCGAGATTGGTGGCCGACTACAACCGTCGGACTTCTCATACGAGTCCCATAACAAGCTGTTCCAGCTATTCTCGCACATCATCGTAAACATTCAGCCGACGCGCATTGATGATTTCCTATGCTCTACTGTAGCTAAAGATATCGGCATCAACCTAAATAACAAAGACACAGAAACGCTTCAAAACACGCTGGCGCGACAGCCAAGTAAAGAAGCCATCATTCAGGCGGCAAAGCGCATCAAGAAAGAGTCGGTCAAGCGCTTCCTACAGCACACGCTTCAAGCAGAAGCCGATAAGATTTTCGATACGGAAGGAACTGTCTCTGAAATCCTAGGTGGTCTGGAAGCACGGCTATATAACTCGTTCACCAACCTTGGTATTCAATCCACCAACGAGATGACATTCATTACCGACGATGTATTCGGTTACGTCAAAGGTTTGATTGGCGCTGAACCTATCGGCCTAGACCTAGGTATGACGCAATGGCAGAAAGCATTCGGTAAAATCCGCAATGGCTCCGTCCACGGTATCTTCGCGCGCATGAAGCAGGGTAAATCACAGCTTGCGCTGCAACTAGCCATTAGGGCTGGTATCCTCAACAACATCCCTACGCTCATTCTGGATACGGAACTAACCAAAGAAGTACAGATGATACGCATGGCCGCACAGCTTGCCAAAGTGCCATACGACGTAGTTGAAGAAGGAAGATGGAATAGGAGCCACGAATTCGCTCAACGTATGGCCGAAGCTGAAACCCTAATCAAGAGCAAGCCAATCGTGTACGAAAGCGTTTCAGGCAGGAGCATCGAAGAGATTGTTCCGCTTGTACGCAAGTTTGCCATGCGCTTCAACACCAATCCGGGTAAGACACCTAAATGCTTGGTCATCTATGATTACGTGAAACTGCCCGATATCGGCGCTCTGCAAACCGCGCAGGAGTATCAAATCCTAGGTGCTATCACATCTAAGCTTCACGATGAAGCCGTCCAGCTAAACCTACCCATGTTCATAGTAGGCCAGCTAAATAGGACCGCCATTGAAGCGGACAGCATGACCGCAATCGCGGATAGCGACAAGATTGGACGCGATATCGAAAGCGTCACCATCATTCGTCGCAAGAACGAGAAAGAGATGAACCTAGACCCGATTGAAAACGGCACCCACATCCTGAAAGTGCTGGTAGCACGCAATGGTCCCGGTCATCTTGACGATGAGTACGTGAACATACACTTCGATATGGCTTGCGGCAGCATCACTGAAGGCGAGCCATTCACCTACGAAAAATTGAAGTTTTTGAGAGAAAGAGCAGAAGCACAGGAGCTATCAAATGGAAGTGAACATACTGAAAGAGCTAGCTAACCAGAGCATCACGAAAGTGTTCGACGCCCTACATATCCAATACGTAGACAAATACGACTATCTGCAAAGCAGTTGTCCTATTCATGGCGGAGACAATCCTACCGCGTTCTCTTGGGTGAAGCAGAAAGGTTACTTCCGCTGCTTCACGCGCAGGTGTGAGCGCGGTGGTGCTGATGTAATCGACCTAGTTCGCAAACTAAAAAAGTGCTCGTTCCAACAAGCGGTTGAGCTACTAATGTCTATCGTAGTGACCGAGAGCTACGTAGAGAGCGGGCAAACCCTAGAAGATGATATTGCATTCCAACGCTATATCAAAAACAACGCTCCACGAAAGAAGAACACACAAGTCTACCAAGAAGAAGACCTAGATAGGTTGAAGCTTCATCCATATCTTCTTGAGCGTGGGTTCACACAAGAAATAATTGACACGTATCGTTGTGGATACTGTGATAATCCTGATAGTGTATTTTATCGCCGTTACTGCATTCCTGTACGAGATGAAAACAACAACATCGTTGGCGTCACCGGCCGTGCTATATTCGACTTCAAAGCCGAGAAATCCCCTAAATGGGTACATACGCATGGCATGACAAAAGCCGAGGTACTATTCAATCTCAATCGAGCACTACCTAGCATCAAAGAGACGCACGCCGCCATACTGGTCGAAGGTCCGCTAGATGTGCTCCGTTTTGAGATGGCTGGTATTCATAACAGCGTTGCAGTTCTAGGTTCTAGTCTATCAGGCCCGCAGAGGTCGTTACTTCTAGCTATTGGATGCTATGACCTAATCTTGGCATTCGACAACGACGAAGCGGGTCGCGTATGTGAAGCCGATACTGTCAAACAATGCAAGAACTACTTCCACCTATCTAAGTATGTGCTTCAAGAAAGCAAAGATATAGGTGAACTCTCTGTAGATGAAATCAAGAATTTAGGTATAATAAGCCTATGACTAACTTACTGAAAAACTATCCGTCGTTCCACGTATACCTAGCGGGTCCAATTGACTTCCTAGACGACCGCGGCGTGGGATTTAGAACGGAACTACGAAAAAAGTTGATAGATATCGGCCTAGAGCCATATATGATTCTAGACCCGACAGCGAAGCCAGTAGACGGGTTGAAGTACAAAGACTTCGACACGGAAAAAGACTACTACTACAATCTAAGACGACATGGGCAATGGGACGACTTGGAAAAGCTGTGCCAACTAACCATGCACGTAGATTTGAGACTGGTGGACAAAAGCGACGTGATAATCGCTGTCCTAAATCCTAACATCCCTATGTTTGGTACAATCCACGAGATTGTCGCCGCCCGCCAGCAAAAGAAGCCCGTCTTGATTGTAGACCCGCGTGGACGTGAAGGTACATCCATATGGGCAATCGGCCTAGTGGGGTATAAGCGCATCTTCAAGACACTAGATGAAGCAGTTGAGTACCTAAAAGACATAATCCACGGAAACATGGAAGCAGACCTAAGCGAGTGGCTCTTCCTACACTTCGAAAGCAAAGATGCCTAACTTCATCGTCATAAGTGGTAGGAAGCAGTCGGGCAAGACTACATCAGCTAACTACCTGAAATTCTTGCTTGAAAATCTAGGCTGGGAAGTTCACATTACTTCGTTTGCCACGCCAATCAAAGAGTTCTGTAAAGACATTCTTGGCTTGACACATGAACAGGTGTATGGTACGGAAGAGCAGAAGAACACACCTACGCACATCAAGTGGGATACTATGCCAGATGAAATAAAGAAACGCTATGGTGAATTCAAAGATAGCTCATCTTTTGCTTTTGAAGAAAAAGTAGCATTGCCTCTCATGCCTTATCATCACTATTCTGCTAGTGGTGGCTATATCATAGCACCTACTGGTCCTATGACTGCTCGTGAAGTCATGCAGATATTTGGTACGGATATTTTCCGTAACTTCTTTGACTACGAAATTTGGGCTAAAGCTCCGTTCAAGAAGTTCAAAGATAGTGAGTTTGATTTTGTCATCATTGATGATTGCAGGTTTCCTAACGAAGCCGAGGCGTCCAAAGCACAAGACGCTGTTCTAATCCGGCTAACCAGAGATGTTCTTGGTGCTGACCAACATATCAGCGAAAAAGCAATGGATGATTATCCAGATAATGAATATGACATGATTATCGAAAATCAAGGCTTAGCCCTGGATACTCTATACTTGATTTTACGCAACTTCACAAAGAGATACGAATAATGGAACCGCGCACCGACTATCTATCAGCGTCTCGCGTCAAGACGTTCAAACAATGCCCGATGAAGTTCTATCTTCAATATGTGGCGGAAGAACGTGCGGAAATGCCCGAAAGCTGGGGTGCTGTCAATGGAACACTCCTGCACGAAGTATTCGAAGAGTACGCAACCGGCAAACGTCGTGATTGGCGTAACAACCTCATCGAGAAGTTCCGCGCTACGATGGAAGACCCTAACGCGATGGGCTCTGCGTTCAAGTTCACTAAAGGTGTCAAGCAGACTACCGAAGCAGAAATAGGGAGTAAGAAGCGCTCGTGTGGTGCTTGCCCGTTCGCTACCATGATGGCCGACGGTGCTACCGTATTCTGCAAAGCTATGGGTAAGACTACGCATGAGTTTCGTGGCACGCCACGCCCGTTGCTTGAAGATACGATGAGACTTGCCGAGTCTGTTTTTGATGACGACTTCAATCCGCTTGATGAACTCAAGACGTTAGCGGTCGAGCACGAGTTTGACATCACTTTCCCGAATGGAGTACGCACCTACGGCTTCATCGACTTGATTAGCGAGATTGATGCTGAGTCGATTGAGATTAGAGACTATAAGAGTGCCAAGCGTACACCGTCCGACAAAGACATCGAGAAAGACGCACTTCGCTATGATATCCAACTACAGATGTATTACGTCGTAGCTAGATACCTATGCGATAACAATATCGCTCCATTCAAAGATACGTACAAGAACATATTCGTGACAATCCACTTCTTACGTAGCGGGCCGATTACTATCGCATACGGGCAAGGGGATTACAAGAGAATACTAGACTACATCCACAATGACAAGAAAGCAATCCTAGCTCTTGAGAAGCCACTACCGCTTGGTATGGTTGGCTTTGACAAGAACTGGATATGCACCTATTGTAACGTGGGAGCATGCCAGAAAGCGTGCATGGAAATCCACGGCAAAACCAGAGAAGCATTAGCTGATGAGTACAACAAATCCAAATCCTAGTGAACTAATCGAAAAGTATACGCTCATCATCTTTGAACTACAAAGATTGCAGGCATTGCTCGTATACTACAGTGACGCTAACATCAATCATAAGGTCGCGCAAGTTGCGGACTCCATAAAACGGCTAGAGATATCTAAGAAAAGCCTAGCTCTTCAAATCGACAAAAGGATGAACAATGAACCAAATACAGGCGACGGACTTTCAGGGCAAGAAGACGGCATTCGTCCACCTTCATAACCACAGCGACGCTTCCCTACTAGACGGCCTTTCTAGAGTAGAAGATATAGTCAAGCGTGCCAAAGAACTAGGGCATGAAGCCATTGCTGTTACAGACCACGGCAATCTATTCAATTCGTGGGAGTTCTATCAAGAAGCCAAGAAAGAAGGCATCAAGCCTATTCTTGGACTTGAATCCTACATCTGCGAAGATATCAAAGAGCAGAACCGCAAACAGAATCACATCACGCTTCTAGCCAAGAACTATGATGGTCTGCGTACGCTCAATCGCCTATTGACGATTGCAAACGTGCATGGCTTCTACTACTACCCGCGCATTGACCCGAGCATCCTGCTTGCCGAAGGCAAAGACATAATCGTGTTGAGCGGATGCCTAGGTGGCTTGTGGTCGCAGTATTTCCTGCGTGGTGAAGACGAAAAAGCATATGCGCTAGCCAAGACATTCCGCGACCGCTTCGGTGAAGACTTCTATATCGAAATCCAGGACTCCGGTATTGAAGAACAGAAGATTACCAAGCCAAAGCTACGTAAGCTGGCGCAAGACCTGGGTATTCGCACCGTCGCTTCAAACGACGCGCACTACACCAATGCCGAGGATGCGCTTACACACGAAATCATCCTGACAGCCGGGCAGCGTCGCAAGCTTAGCGACACCGTTCGTGGCTACGACGATTTCAGCGTGGACTACAGCGGTCCTACGCGCTGGCGTTTCGAGTCGCCCGACTACTATATCAAAGACAGGGAAGAGCTATCCAAAGTGTACGAGTCGGAAGAACTGGACAACACCGTGGATGTAGCCAAGAAATGCAACGTGGTGTTTCCAGACAAGAAAGCGCACATCCCTACGTTCGAGACACCCGACAACACGAAGTCAGTTGACTTCCTGCGCCGTCTCTGTGCTAAAGCTTGGTACGTCAAAGGCATTGACAAGAAAGCCAACGTCGAAGACTACAAAGTACGCATCAACAAAGAACTGTCAGACATTCAGGATGGTAACCTATCCGATTACTTCCTGATTGTGTGGGACGTGTGTAGGCACTCGGACGAGCAGGGTATCAGGCGTGGTACTGGCCGTGGTAGCGCGGTAGGAAGCCTAGTGTCCTATCTCTTGAACATCCACGTATGCGACCCTGTTCTGTACAAGCTGATTTGGGAACGCTTCTACAACAGAGCCCGCAAAGGTTCTCTTCCAGATATCGACTTGGACTTCGAGACTGACCGCCGTGAAGAAGTCATCGAATACATCAGGCAGAAGTACGGACAGAACAAGGTATTCCAGTTCATCACGTACGATACGTTCAAGATGAAGAATGCCATCAAAGATATCGGTCGCGTCCTAGGTATGACCCTAGAAGTGACGCAGGATATTAGTGACGCTGTTCCGTTCAAATACAAAGACTACGACGATGCGCTGAAACAGTCGGCCGGTCTACGCAAGTATGCGGAAGAGTATCCTGACCTATTCAAGCACATCAAGCGTATTGAAAACGTAAAGAAAGCAAAATCTTCTCACGCATCAGCCGTCCTGATTTGTGATGAAGATGTGATTGAAAGCGGTTGTATCCCGCTATCATACGACGCCAAGAACAAGAAGCTTGTTACTGGCGCTGATATGTACACACTAGAAGACCTAGGTTACCTAAAACTTGACGTATTAGGTTTGAAGACGATTAGCGTACTTCATCAAGTGGAGCAATTAGTCAATGGATAACATTCATGAAAGAGTGGCTGTTACGGGTTGCTGTTTTGGAGCACAAGACAAGATTGAGTGCCCGACATGTAAAAGACCTATGACGCGCCTTGGTGGCGCGTTTGGATGGTTTGAATATGTATGCTACGGCGATTGCGATGCCGTGATGATGGAAAATGATATGAGAGCGGAGAGAGAACATGGGAAGCAATAAGCCGATTAAACGTGGTAAGTTCCTTACCGACCTGAAAATGGGAAAGAAGATGGAAGAGTATGTTGGCAATATGTACAAGGAACACTTCTATCCTACGTGCGACTATATTTCGTATCACGTCGGCAAAGAGTACGACGTGAGCCTGTCGTTCCCGCGTAAAGACAGCATCCACCTGGAAGTCAAGTATGACAAGATGGCTAACAAAACTGGTAACCTATGCCTAGAGTTGTTTGACCACAAAAGTCAGCCGTCAGGCATATTAGCCACACAGGCGCACTTCATTATCTTTGTCTTGACGAAAAACCTCATGTTTGAGTTCGATGTTTGTAGACTGCGCGAGTTTGTTCGGTATCATATAACTATGGGAACACATAAGATTGTAAAAGGCGGCGACGGTCGGGCATTCGAAATGATGCTCGTGCCGATTGAAGCCATCGAAAAAGAAGACTTCTGTACAAGGATTGAAATCAGCTAATGCTCGACTTCGCAAATATCCCGCTAAATGACGAAAAAACATTCCATCTTTTGGGGATGGGTCTAACTAAGGGTATCTTCCAGTTGGAAGAACATCTTGGCGAACGCTACTGCCAAATCGTCAAGCCTAAGTCTATTGAAGACATTGCAGACATTACAGCCATCATTCGACCGGGTTGTAAAGAAGCGTTCCACGTAGACGGCGAGACTACCATGTTGGATGCGTACTGCAAAATCCGCAACGGAGAAATGCAGGAAGCCTATCTGCACGAAGACCTAAGAGTGGTACTTGGCAAGACTTACAGCGTTCTAATCTATCAGGAGCAGATTACCGAAATCTGCCAGCATATGGCCGGTATGACCCTAGAAGAAGGGGATATGGTTCGATATGCTATGGGTAAGAAGCGCATCGAACTAATGGTACCGTGGAAGACACCGTTCCTAGACGGGTGTGTAAAGAAGGGCTATACTCGTGAGTTGGGTGAGAAGATGTGGGACTGGATTGAGAAATCAGCCGGTTACCTGTTCAACAAATCTCACGCTATCGCCTACGGGCTAACGGCCTATCAAACAGCCTATGCCAAAATCAACTACCCGACGGCATTCTATACGGCGATGTTGAAGTACGCGGATAAGAAGCTGGATACATACGACGAAATGTTGTATCTAATCAATGACGCTAAACTCTTCGATATTCGTGTGTCCCCGCCACGTATTCAGGACGCTAACGCCGACTTTCTAATCCTAGACAAAAAGAACATCACGTTCGGCATACGCTATCTAAAAGGCGTGGGGGAGCACGGAATGTCAGCCATCGAGCGTCTCAAAGGCGTAAACAATTGGAATACATTCCTGCTTGGTACCGACCGCTATAAAGTAGACAAGACTTCGACGGAAGCCCTTATCAAAGCGGGCGTGCTAGACAGCTTCGGCATATCCAGAATGCAAATGGTGGCCGAGTACGAAATGTTCCGCGAACTGACGCGGAACGAGCAGATGGTCGTCCTATCGCTCATATCCAATATCCTACATCCAGAGATACTGATTGAAATTGATAGCGCCGACTTTGAACAGAAGAGAACGGTCACAAAGTACATCAAACTGCACAAGACCGGCATCTTCGACAGGTGTGGGCGCTATGGGCCTATTGCGGGCCTACCGCTGCCACAGAACACTTATGACTTCTCGGAGATAGATAGACCCTACGCGCTTGAGTACGCCGTAGAAGACCTAATAGGCTCTTGTGTGCCAACAGCACCGCGAATTGCTAAGTTGCAGGCATTGCTGAACCTATACCGTTCTCAAGCCCCGTACACGCCGAATATCATGACCTATCAGGTTTGGGAGAAGCACTACTTCGGTATCCCGCTTACACACTATGACAAGATGCTGGTGACAGACCCGAGGGTTACGCCGTGCATCGAAGTCATCAATGTCATGCCCGACCAGAACGTAGTGGTCATTGGCGAAATAGAAAAAGTGAGCCTAGCTAAAATCAAACGTGGCGATTCAAAAGGTAAGACTATGGCATTCATAGACATAGCCGACAATAGCTACATGTTGAAAGGAGTTATTGCATTTTCAGAGTGTTACGACAAATACGGAAGTAATATCACGGAAGGGTTGCCCGTACGCATCAAGGGAAGAAAGATGCGTGATAGCAACTCAATTTTAGCATTTAGTGTAGAAAGATTGTAGTTTTCAGGTATAATAGTAGTACCAACAAAATAGGAGATTTTGTACAATGAATTTCAACGAAGCAGTATTAGTCGGTCGCCTAACGCGCGACCCCGAAATCCGCGAAGTAGGCGGTACAAACGTCGTGTTGTTTACTGTAGCTACGAATCGTAGCTTTACAAAGAAGAATGGCGAAAAGTCTGAAAAGACACTCTTCATGGACTGTGAGCTATGGGGTCCGGCAGCGAAAATCATCATGGACCGTGGTGTAAAAGGCACTACAATCCTAGTGCGCGGCCCGCTTGAGCAGGATAACTTTGAAGGTAAAGACGGCTCAAAGAGAACACGCTATAAGTTGCGTGTGGACTTCTTCCAGTTCGGACAGGGTTCAGTTTCGCCAGAACCAGCCCATGCGGACACAGATACGCCCGCAAAAGCTTCTGGTGGCGATGACATCCCTTTCTAATCCCGACATTGTAACCAAGTACGAGAAGATGGTGAGAGCAGTAGTTGCAAAGCTACTGCTCCGCTATCATTTATACAACTATTGCCTAGATAGAGACGACCTACATCAACTAGGTTGGATTGCGCTCTTGAAATCTCTCAAACTATTTGACCCGTCTTATGGTGTCAAGTTCGAGACGTATGCTTCCCGCTCTATCTACTACTATATCAAAGAGCAGCTAACACGGAAGCAACACAGCGCAATGAAACTCACAGTAGAGGACCCCGAATGCCTAAGACATTCCTGAAAGACCTAGGGCGCAAGCCTAAAATCCTATTCGTAAACGAAGCCAGCTTCCTACGCACCGGCTTCTCAACGATAGGATGGCAAATCATGAGGCGTCTGGCCGCAACCGGCAAGTATGACTTGGTGGAACTAGCTTCCTATGCCAAGCAATCAGACCCGCGCTGGAAAGACCCGACATGGGGCATTTCGTGGCGTTACTACTCCGCTATTCCAGAAGACAACGACCAGGAAGGCATTCGCGCCTATCAGCAGAACTATCACTACGCACAGTTCGGTTCGATGAAGTTCGACGAAGTTCTTCTGAAAGAAAAGCCCGATATCGTCATAGACATCCGCGATAGATGGATGGCTTCCGAGTGGCAGTTGAAGTCTCCGTACCGCAAGTTCTTCACCTACATCTATATGCCGTGCGTAGACAGCCATCCGCCGCAGCCAGATTGGGTAAAAGACTACAAAGATACCGACTACATCCTCGGCTTCTCTTGGTATGCCAAGCATATCCTAGAGCGTGAAGGTATCAAATGTTGGGCTATCACGCACCCGGGCGTAGACTTGCAAGTATTCAACACCAACAAGTCGCGCAAAGAAGTGCTTGAGCGCTGGGGGTTCCGCGATACGGTAAAACCAATCCTTGGTGTCTTCCGTAACCAGAAGCGCAAGCTACTTCCTGAACTAGTCTACTCCTACCTCATTCTCAAGAACGAACACCCCGAAGCCTACAAGAATACCGCGCTGTGGATACACACTTCGTGGCCGGACGTTGGTTTCAATATCGACTTGGTGATGAAGTGGGCTATGGAAGGCCGTATTCCTGACGAGAGCCAGAAGAACAAAATCAAAGAGAAGAAATACAAGATACCGCTACGTCCTTCCGACGTTTACTTCTCATACATCTGCAACTCGTGCGGTCATACATTCGTAAGTCCATATGTCGTGAAAGGTATGGATTCGATTGTCCGCAATCTGGAAACAGGCCAAGAGAAAATCGAGAAGAGCAACTGCGAGATGATACATTGCCAGAAGTGCGGTAAGAAAACAGCGCGTATGCCTAATACGCAGTATGGTTTCAAGCCGGAAGACTTCGCAGATGTTTACCGCTCCGCCTACTGCTTCGTACAGCCCGCCATTGCTGGCGCTGACGAAATGCCTATGAACGAAGCGAAAGCGTGTGGTACGCCGGTTCTCGCGCCTACGCACGCGGCCATGCATGAGAAAGTCGAGAAAGTGGACTACTGCCCTGATGACAGATATAAGGGTGGTATGCCTATCGAGATTGCTTCGATGTTCACCGAATCGGAAACAATGCAACAGCGTTGCTATTTCGACAAGAACCATCTGACAAAGCAGTTAGCTCGAATCCTGACAGATACTGCTCTTCACGACCGACTAGCCAAAGAAGCCGTGGAAGTCACGCAGAAATACTACAATTGGGATGATATCGCCAAGACTTGGGATAACTTCTTGTGGAATACGTGTGCGATTGACACTGAAAATAAAAGCTGGTCTGTTCCGCTCAAACTCAAAGAATATGGCGCTTTCACCGTTCCTACGCCGGAACAAATGGATAACGACAAGTTCATCAAGTGGTGCTACTCAAACTTCTTGCAGGTTGACAAGCCTGACGAAGGTGGCTACACCAACTGGATGAATGATTTGAATAATGGTCGCTCGCGCGAAAGCATCACGGATTTCTTCAAACAGCAGGCAGATGCTCACAATGAACGCGAGCACGCCAGAGCGGGCAAAGTCAACAATAAAGTAATAAAACTATCCGACTTCATCGACCCGAAGGACAAGTTCCGTATTCTTGTGGTAATGCCAAAGACAGCCGGAGATATCCATCTTCTGACTGGCACTCTCAAAGCACTACATAAGAAGTTCGCACAACCCGACCCGTGGGGTATCTACGTATCTTGTGAAGATGCCTACAAAGACATTCTCAAGAACTTGCCGTTCGTCAAAGGCATCCTGCCGTACTCACAAAATCTTGATAGTGCCGTAGCGGCGGAACGCTCCGGGCTATTCAATATCTGCTACACCCCGCACATCATTACGCAGAGATACGAACACTATGTACACAATGGCTACGGCAAGCATCTATTCAAAGCATATGCGGATATGTGCGACGTAGAGCCGGAACAGCCGGAAGTTTGGCTGGAACCGATAAAGATGGTCTTGGATAAGTTCTATGTCATTCACGCCAAGACTTCAATGGTCAGCAAAGACTGGCCGATTGAATACTTCAAAGGACTGGTAAGACTATTCCCGCACGTACAGTTCGTGCAGATTGGCGGAAAGAAAGACCCGGCAATCAACGAACCTAACGTTTGTGATTTGCGCGGGCATACAACATTCAATCAGATGGCCTATGTCATCCGCAAAGCAGACGGTATCATCGGCCTAGACAGCGTTGCCCTGCACGTCGCATCCACCGTCGGTACGCGCTCAATCGGTATATTCGCCGCAACACACGCACACCTTTGTGGCCCGCTGAACACACATGGCGGTACAATCGTAACATCAACACAACGTCCGCCGGGTTGTCCACAACCTTGCCACATGATACAATGTCCTGATAAGAACCGCCCGTGCATCAGCACCATCTCGGTACGTGCAGTAGCGGAAGCAATGGAGAAGCATTTCTAAAATGAAAGCACGCAATTTCACATTCGGCTCATACTTGGTTCTTCATAACGCCGTAGCTAATGGCTACCCGTGGCGTGAATGTATCGAAAATGCTCTTGAGTTTTCGGAACACGTATATGTTCTCGAAGCAAACAGTACAGATGATACGTTACAGCAGTTGACTGATGCGTTCAAGAACAAGCCAAACGTAATCGTCCAGCAATCCAAGACCGAATGGGATATGGACGATACCTGCGTTATTGGTCGCAAAAAGCAGGAAGCTCGCCAGATGGTAAAAGATGACTATTGCATCTACTTGGACAGCGATGAAATCCTAGTCGTCAAAGCCAAAGAAGCGCTGTACGACTTGGTTCTTCACAACACAGGCGCGGAAGTCTACGCACTACCATACATCACGTTCTTCGGCTCCCCATATCAGGTTGCTAACTTCAAAGATGCCGAGAACTACTGGCGCTGGAAAGTGTTCCTGAACAAACCACACATCGGCCACGGCCCGCACGCGCAGGCCCGTAAGTTCGACGGTAACGGTCGTATGTATATTGACAAAACAATCTCGGATGGTTGTGAAATCATCAACACAGAGACGCTTGAAATCATGCGCTCTCTGCTCTACATGCCTCCGCAATATATTCAAGCTGGCGAGATGCTTCGCAAGGTTCCTACCAGCGAAGAAGATATCCGTAAGGTTGGACTT